CACTATCAGTCCTATTCAATGCTTCCCTACGTTTGGCAAGTTCTGCCATGAGAGCATTGGCCTCTTGTATGGATTTTGGGTTGATAGCTAACAACTTATCAAGAGATTGACTTCCGAATGCAGATTTCAAGGTAACTAGCTTTTGATTCAATCTGTCTATCTCTGTAGATGCTTTTGCAAACGGAACATTTAGTTTATCAATACCCTCATATCCAACTTTTGCAGCAGTATCTTTAAAAAGCTGCATTGATTGTTGTAGTCGCTGTATCTTTTTTTCTATTTCATCAATACTACCCTCTTTCATACCCAATACATCCTTTGTATTGGCATTAGAAGTTGCGCTTTTTACAAGTTTTTCAGATTCAATAGCCACCTGCTTGTAATGCTCCTTCATTTGAAGCAGCCCAAAGTTGGTAGTGGTAATTTCAGCACTTGTTCTAGCCATGTCAGCCGGAACGCCACCCATTTTTAAGTCTTTTAGCGCATTCATTGCTGCCTGAATACCTGCTGCTTCTTTCTTTAAATCCTCAATCCAATTTAATTGAACTGTAGTATCAGCTCTAGGTTTCTTCTTGTCGGTAATGCCCAATAGATTGTACTCTAAGTCAGCCATCTCTTTTTTGATAGAGATTAATCTAGCCTTCATTCCATCCAATGCAGCGTTTTTATCCGACTGATTAGCATTGTAGAAGTTCTTAGCTCGCATTTCAAGCTCCTTATAGTACTCGGACATTTCTTTCAGTGTCCTATTTGTTTTCTCGTTTTGAGCTACTTCACCATTTGAGGTTCCAACGTTTTTACTGCTACCACCAGTATATTTCTCCGCATCCACACCCATTTTAATAACCAACTTCTGCTTATCAAGCAAGTCCTGCCATTTCTTAGATAATGCTTCTATTTCGGCTGTAGCTTTTATACCACCGGCAGTCACATCAAATTGAACCCCGTATTGCAAGTTTAAATCATTATTTCCCATAACTTTATTCTTCTAACTCGTTAGTAATTTTTTTAATTCGCTCTTCTTTGGTTAGCTCACCACCAATACCAAATCCTTTCAAAAATGTACTTAGTTCCTCATCTGTTCGCTCGGTACTTTTCAGTACTTTTTCTTCATCACCTTTGCCTTCTTTACTATCATAATCTACCCTTGTCTTATCCAGTAGCATTACGCTTTGCTTCGTTATTCCATCAATGAAATGAAACTTAAAGTAAGCCCAAAGGCCACCGTAAGGATATATCTCCATCATCAATGAATTATCAAGGCTCATTTGAAATAATGAAGGAATTACTTTTGCTCCATTTTTATCATCTGCATCCGGCTCGCCATCAGGTTTCTTGCAGATATTGAGCCTTTCAAAAAAAAAGCCTGTTCCGGGTTATTTAGTCCTGTGTCTATGATTCCTGCAAACACCTCACTCGTTTTATAGGCTCGCAGGTATCGCCAATGGATAGCGTGTACAAATGGAATGTACGATAGCGCATTTAATATCAGGTAACTAGCTATCTTTACATCGCTATCCTGTATCTTTTTCATTTGCTTCCGTTGGTCTTTTTCAGTACCAAAACTTAAATCGTACTGTATGTCGATAATTTTATCCAACACTTTTCGTTTAGTGTCTGATAATTTGTACTTTACCCCCAATATCTCAACCTCTACTTTAGCCCCTTTATCCACCCTGTGAGATATGGCTGCTATCTGATTTATCAATTCTTCCTGTTCTGTCATATTTTTTGTATTAAAAAAGGGTACGGTGGATTACCGCACCCTTTCTAGGTTATCTGATTTGGGGTTGATTAAGCTGGGTCTGTAGTGTAATTTACAGTAGTAGCAGCAGAAGCATTAGTAACAATCATTACTGTTTTCAACGTAGCTGTATCTACTTTTTGAGCAGTTACTTTACACTTGATACAGGTTACACCACCGTCCATTGCCAAGCTCGAAGTAATCTTTCCATTAGGATAGATAATCGTTTTGTTCAACGATTCATTCATTACGGCAATCGGGCATTCTACCACTGGTAAGCTAGTACCAAATCCAAGCACAACAGATGAAGGCAAGAAGGTATCACCAGCCACAAAGGTTTGAGTGATAATTCCAGCAGCCATAAGCTTCTGCATCATCGAGGTAGAAGTACTCAACACGGTAAACTCAAACCCGAAAGTTCCAGCCACAGTACTTGAAGTTACCACCTCGTTTTGCTCGTTTTTCACCAACGTTTCGGTAGGTGCATCACCTGTCCAAGTAGTTGAATCCAACTTGATGTCACCAAGAGATTTAGCTCCAGTTAAGGCAGCCAATGTTCCAGAACTTAAGTTAAGTGAATCGAATAATACGATGTCCCCTTTTCCTTTAAACAATTCACTAACTGTATCCAAATTAGTGATTTTACCTTTTACAGCCATGATATTTATTTTTTAATATTTTGTTAATAATATGTTTATTATCTTTGTAGAATAGCCTTCCGATAAATTCCTACCTTCGTAAATAATAGGGTTTTCTGTGTCTAGGCTAAAATGGTACGAGTTACTTGTTACGGTTTTATTATTCTCAAATAAGCTGTCAAACTGTTTCAGTATGATATTGCTCTTTTTGATATTAATGGCACCGGTCGAAAGTAGTTTCACATATATCGAAATCGCTAAAGCTCCATCAATAAGCCCCATTTTACTTCCGATAATCTTCGTCCCTCCATTCTGCATTATCACAATGTAACTATCAGGCAATTCTGCCGTTGGCATACTACCCTCGTATATCGTTCCTGTCACGCCAGCAGCTTCTAAAACTACTTTAAGTGCTGATATAGGGCTTATGTCTGATAATTTCATCGGTTTACTTTATGAAAGGTTATGTTTGTATATTTAGCAGTCACACTAGCTATGGTATTCAAGGCATCTACTATCTCATTCGAGAAATAATTCTGTTTGGAGTTTACTATCCCGGCATAAGGCATTGCTGAAAATATGACCAGATAATATCCACCGTCTTTGAATTTTCCTTGTGCGTGTTCAATGGCTTGTTTCAGTAAATCCTTTCCCCAAAATGCTCCTTTTTCGTAACCTTTTAACCCTATGTTTACACGAGGTTTTGTGGCTATCGGATTTGGCAAAAGCCTTACTAATCTACTTCCATTGTATATCGCAATTCCTGTACTGTCTTTCAGGTTGCCTGTATCTACCGGTATCACATTGGAACTATTTATCTGCATAAATATGTCGTTTGCTATGCCTTCCATTATCTGAAATACATCCTTTACCACCGCTCCATTACTACCGCCATACTTGGCAATCCCTCTTTGAATTACATCGTAATTGCTCATTCCACACCGCCTTTCAGCCAAATACAAGTGTCGTTCAATGTTGGGTACTTAATATCCTCAATACTCTCAAACTGCTCTATCGTAAATTCCGTAATCCTTGCATTCATACTCGTAACTACCACTTTGTCGTTAATCTTGAATAAAATGTCGTTTTTTGGAATAAATAGGGTTGTTTTCGATTGGTAGTTGCTAGTACGTAAACTGTTACCACCGCTTCCACCGTATTGTATCTCACACTCACCAGTATAAAGCGATGTAAGTATTTCGTCACCATTGTCATCTGTGTCACCACTCGCTCGTGATATTACACAGCTATCTGGATAGTCGTACCCTTTTGTTTTCATCGCTCAAACATGTTTTGAAATGTTGCGCTAGACAGTGATTCTGTAGCAATACCCCATTTCTGGCGCAACCGAATAGCTTCATTTCTGAAATTTTGTCTATCAGTTATGCCAAAAGAGTAGGATTTATCTTTTACAGTCCGGTTGCCCTTCGTTACCTGTTTACCACCCCCACTTGTTACGTTGGCAAGCACCATAAAAAGATTCGACAATGCCAAGTCTTTTTCTTTACTGCCAACGTCTAAGTGTGATACTCCAGCAGCTATGCCCCAACATTCAAGCGCACTTTGTATATTCAAATCCGAAAACTCGTACTCAAATTGTCCTATCAGATATTGCTCAATTGTTAGTGCCATAATACTAGACTACTACGAGGTTAAAAATATATACAGGTTTGTCGATAACGGTTAACACGGATTGTATAGTGTTGAAATACTGTACGTTGGTGTTAATGTCGCTATAAACACGAGATAGCAATGAGCCATTGAAGTATTGAGCTACTGCTCCACCATTGTTGGTTGGTGGTATCAAAGGCAATACATGCTTAATGGTTCCCAAGTTACCAGTCGGATAAAACGTAAATGTGTTAGCTTCAAAACTACGCATTTTGGTTTTCTCTACTTTCTTGGTTGTTTTATTAATCTTTTCTACTTGCGCAGTGTGATTAATAGTCTTGATAGTGATACCAAGAATGTTTCCAAGTGCAGTAATCCGTTGCTCGGTTGTTAGGTTAGTTCCTACAGCCACAGCAATAGCATCGGTTGTTACCAATGGGTTCAAACTATATCCAATGGCTTGCAACACTTTAGAGTGCTTGATAACAGCTTTCAATGTCAACACATCGGCTTCCATTGTAATGTCGTTAATCTCCAAATCATTCAATTGAAGAATTTTTTCCTCCAAGTCTTTGATTGGGTCAGCACTTGTTCCTTCGGTTGCACGAGTAGCATCAGTCCACCATTTATAGTTACCGGCCAAAGCGGTGAAGTTTCCTACTGGAATTTGAGCTGAATAAACAGCATTCACCAATCCTTGTGGGTTATTGGTATCCAATATCTCCAATTTACCTTTCGATACCATTTGGTTACGTTGGTAAGTAATGGCGTTTACGTGAGAGGTCAACATTTGGTTGAAAGTTTTGAACAACTGTTTTGCAGCAGCTGTAGCAGCACTTACATCACCAAAGTTTTTCTGAATTTGCATCAGGTCACGTACTTCTTTTTCATCTCTCGACAAGCGTGTACCGATAGTTGGTACCGAACCTGACAATAAAGAGAATCCTTCTGTCGATTGCTCCAACGCCTGTGAATCAGGGTTGATGTACGATGCCATTACGTTAATCTGCAATTCGGCTTGGAATTGCTCGTACTTGTATCCAATCAAAGGGGTCGTATCAAATACAAAACCATCCCACATGGCAGTGTTGTATTTTTCAAACATTACATCCAGCCATATCGAAAGCTGGGATGGGGCTACTTGTGCTGATTGCAGCAAATCGTAGTAATTTAGTCCTGTAGCTTGCATGGTTTATCCTTTTGTAAAGTGAATTTGTGGTAATACGGCTTTTACGCAAGCTGGTATAGCTTGAATACGGTCGATATAAATATCACCGTTATATACTGATGCTACGTTAGCTACATCGGCAACTGTGGCAATTTTTACTTCTCGTCTTACAAGTCCAGTTGGAATTGTAGCGATAGTGGCACTCGCTCCGGCAGCACTTGCTCCTACTAAAATTGCTCCGGCAGCTACAGCTACTCCAGAACCAAAGGCAGCAGCACCTACGGTAAGTTCATATTTATTAGATACTAATGCTACGGCTGTAATAGCAATAGCTGTTCCTGTAGTTCCTACTGTTGCAGGGGCTACCATGATTACATCTCCTACTTTGGGTACTATGGTCAAACCATAGGCATTCACTTTAATCACAGTTGCTACTGTAGCAGCGTAATTGTCAGTTACTTCGTAAGTTGGTAGAATGGTAATCACTCTGTCTGTTAAGTTTACGGGTGTTCCAGCAAGGATTATCTTTCCAGCATATTCGGTTTTAAAGTCCGATACTACTTTCAAATTTCCACCTATTGCTTCAATGCCATCATTGTCGATATGTCGCCATATCGGGGTTCTGCCACCAAAGAATTTCTGTTCTGAACCGCTAACTCCTAAATCAAAATTTTCCATTTTTCTTTATTTTTGTTAGTTAGTTTATACAGGAGTATTAATCACTCCTTCTTTAATCAATTCTGCTTTTTGAGCTAAGAATTGAGCTTTTGGGTCAGTGGGCGTTGGGTCACCGGTTAGTGGCTTCACTCCAAACTTACTGCCTATGTTTACACATCTGGCTTCAAAATCAGCCTGTGCAGTTTCAGCCCCAAAATCAAAATACTCACCAGCTATTTCAACTACACTATCGGTGTATTTTGCCTTAGCAGTTTCAAGTATCGTGTTCTTCTTTTGCTCAATAGTCTTTGCTGTTTCCGCACCGGTAAGTTTTGCCTCCATAGCTGCAAATCTTGCTTCTTGCGCTTCTCTCATTGTTTTTGCCCATGCTGGCTCTGCCAATAGTTCGGCAGCTTTTGCATCGTCAATCACTTTTTGAGCTGCAATCTCCTCTGGAGTTTTTTCCTTCGCTTTAGCAGCTTCTTCAAGTGCCTTGGCTTTCTCCGCTACTTCGTGTCGTAAGTTCCCATCCATTGATGTAAAGTTGGGTAGTACTTGCGCCACAAATGCGCTTAACTCGGTTTCTTCTCCCACAAATGACATTAGGGCTTCCAATGAATCATTTATCGTGCGGTCACTAATCATTCGGCTTGCGCCTAGTTTTACTTTGAGTTCTTCAAAGATTTCTTGTTTTTGGAGTTTCATAAGTTCTTTATGAGTTTTTGTTGGTTCCAAAAGCTAGTTTTTCTAGTTTTTGGATAATATTTTTTACAAAGATAATGTATTTACGATAAATAAATACGATTATTTGAAAATAATTTCTACTTTTTATCGTATATACATTATTTGACTACCGAAATGCACTATCTTTGTGGTTAAATTATCAGAAAATGTTATTAACCAACGCCCAATTCCAAAAAATAAAATCACGAAAAACTAGCCGTTATCTAAATAATGGCTCACAGACCAATGCCTTTCAGTGTAAGTCTAAAATCGTGATTTATTGTGGTAATCGTGGTAATGGCAAAACACACCTTATACTGTCCAAAATACTACCACATATATCGCTACCGGAATATCGCTGCGTATATA